ATCAGAGAACTAATAGTTAGTTATAAACACCTCACTCACACTCTTTTTCTTACCATGCATATTTGCTCCAAGAGTGTATCTTATCTCTTTTGTAGATCTAATATTAAAGCCCTTGTATAACTCTCGAACTACTACACTATCGTTATAACTCAATAAAAATTTACCTTTTATATTTGACAACAGTTGTGCTAATTCTTCATGCTCTTTAATCCCAAATCCACCTGTATTTTTATAGTAACTTTCTGTTGATACATAAGGTGGGTCTACATAGAAGAAGGCATCATCTTTATCATACAAAGGAATAAGTTTATTAAAGCTCATATTTTCTATTGTTACATATTTAAGCCTCTCTGAAATAGTCTTAAAGTTTCTATATATATTTTTAGGTTTTCGTCCTGACTTTGCAGCCATAGCAAAGTTATCACCTTTAGAGCCAAAGCTTTGAGTTAATTGATAAAAATAAAATGCTGCTTTTTCTATATTATTTCTACCTCTTAAATGTTTTGATTTAATATCATTAAATATCTCTCTTGAGATAAGTAAATCATTTAAATATATAGATAAACTTTGTGGATTATTTCTAATAGCTCTATGAAGATTTATAAGTTCACTATTTATATCATTGAACACTTCAAGTTTACTTGGTTCTTTTTGATAAAGTACACTTCCTGCTCCTCCAAAAACCTCAATATAAGTTTTATGTTCTTGAGGAATAAGATCAATAATATCTCTAGCTAATTGAGTTTTGCCACCTACCCAACCAAATGGGGCTTTTAGTTTTGTTTTTTGCATAATTATCCTTTGTGAAAAAACATCACTTTTTTTAAAGTTTTGTTCTTTTTTTTGTAAAATTTTTATGCAGCTATCAGGGGTGGTGGCTGTTCTTATGAATAATTTTTTAGTTTTCTATTTCTATTGATACTCTCCAACCAGAGCTTGTATCTATATCATGATTTACACTTTTTATATGATACTCTCCATCATCTTCTACAGTTCCAGATAAACTCAAAACTCCACCTGCATAACATACAAATCCAGCACAACTTATATTTCCAACTTTAGTTTGACTAGAAGCTTTTTGAAGTGCTGCAGTTGCTTTTGCTTTTGCATCTGCTTCATTTTGATATGAGCCTTTTATATGTTTAACTGGCTCACCATCACCAACTGTTACACTTTTTTGAATATTCTCTTTTGTGTCATGCCAAGAGGCTACACAAGAGTTATATTTTTCTTTATTTGTATTTTCTATATCATAAGAGCTTATCTCTTTTACATTTAAACTATATCTAGGAAGTCCACTAGATTTTTTATCACCTTTTACTTTTTGTTTAAAGATTAGAGTATTGTTTTTAATAGCAAATAAAGCGTTGTATTCACTTGCTAATCTTTTTAAAAAATGTAAATCTGATTCGTTTGATTGTTCGATATGTATTACATATAAATCATCATAATCACACTCTACTTTTAACTCTAATTTTTTAGCCACTTGAGTAACTACTTGCTTTATACTTAGGTTTTCAAAGCTTTTATTTCTTTTTACTTTTGCTCCACTTGAAAAGTCAACTGCAGTTGCACTTATCTCTATTTTGCTTCCATTACTTGTACTTATTTTAGAATTTTGAACAGCAAAAGTACCACAAAACATCATGGCAGTTTCATTACCTATCCAAAGTTTTATCTCATCACCAAACTTTGGTCTTCTAAAACTCCCTTCAATACTTAGCCTTATATCATCACTACTTGTTCCATCTTCATCATGAAAGCTTATTTTTGAAGCATTTTGATTTATAGTATCTGTTATATCATTTCCGTTTACAACTACTTTAAATCTTGGGTTCATTACCAAAGCCCTCCTACTTCACTAAATTCATCTTTTTTTTCTTCTAAATCTTCAATATCTGGAAGCTCTATAACATCACCTAAATCTAAAAAAACTTTAGTTATATTATTTAACTCTAAAACTTTTTGAAAATGTTCTAGTGAACCATAGTAGTTATAAACTATTTCATCTAGTCTTTTATTTTCTTGAGTGATAGTTAGATTCATTTGTACCACCTTTCAAGTTCTACATTAAAACCTTGCTCTATATATTCACCTGTTTTTATAAACCTACTCATATCTTTTTTAAGACTTTTTATAACAACCAATACAGGTTGCGTATTAGTAAGGCTCAAAATAACTGGCTCTTGAAGTTCTCCAATCTTTTCTAACTTATCAAAAGTAAAAATAGATTTCATAACTAAAGTACCAGATAATGTAAAACTAGTTTTTGGTTTAGTTGCTACTTGATGATATGAATAATTTGCTATTCTATCTGAGCTAGTCCAACCAAAATCTATTTGTTTAGAAAGTTGACTAAACTCTGATTTATTCATCTTAAAATCAAAATCACCTAACATACCTAAAATCATCAGTCTATATCCTCATACTGTTTATTTTTATTTTTTTGTTCTACTTTTTTCATCTCTTTTTCTATATCAAATCCATCCGATGGATTATTAACTGTTATATTATAAGTTGGAGTATTGTTTATAGTTTTTGCACCTGTTGTTTCATTTACTTTTGGGATAGTTGGTAAAGAACTTTTTTGAGTCTCTGATAACTCTTTTTGTGCCTCATCTTTTTTAAATCCGTTAAGTTCATCATCACTTACCATTCCAAAGATATTGCCTAGTTCCATTAACATAGGTTTAGCCCAAGCAAACTTCTCTTTTAAACTAGCCCAAAAATCATTTAATGCTTTTGTTGGATTATCCCAAAGAGCACTCATAAATGTACTAATTGGTTCCCAATACTCATATATAAGTCCAGCACCTACAATTAAAAGCCCTATTCCAGTCGAACCAACAAGAGCACGAACTCCTATTTTCGCAAAATTTAAAGCAGCTGTTAATAGTAATAAACCTTTTCTAGCAATCAACAATCCACTTAATGCAAAACTTCCCATAAAACCTAAAGTAGAAAATGCAATACCTAAGCCTATAACCCCAAAAGTTGCACCAAATACAACTTTAGTAAGAACTGGATATTTAGTAGTGGCATCTGCTAAACTATTTGTTACACTTCTTAGTGGGTTAAGAATAGAGTTTAAAGCTGGTAATAAAACACTTCCAATGTTTATACCAATCTCAGCAATACCACTTTTAAAAAGTGTCATATTATTAGCTGTTGTTTTACTTCTAATTTCAAACTCTCTTGTCATACTTCCTGCATACTTAGTCTTATCAGCTAAGTGTCCTATTGCATCTGTATAGTTATGTAATCCTACTGTCAAAAGTGCTACATCATCAGCATACTCTTGCCCGAACATATCACTTAAAAGTCCTAGCTTTTCATCATCAGCTACATCTTTTATTCTTGTTAAAAAATCAACTATTGCACCTTGAGCATTGTTTGAAATATTCTCTTTTAACTCTTTACTACTTAGTCCTATTTGATCTAGTGCATCTTGAAACTTTTTGCCTTGTTTATCTGCAGTTCCAAGTTTTTGTAAAATAGCATTTATAGCAGTTCCTGCAACTTCAGCAGGTTTTCCCATAGCCAAAAATGCACTTGCTAAACTTGCTGTTTGTTCTGCACTTATTCCAAATACTTTAGAAGTTCCACCTACTCTTGCTAAAACATTTACTAAATCATTGGCTTTTGATGCACTATTATCTGATAAATGATTTAAGGCATCTCCTAAACTTGAAATACCATCTAAACTTAAACCAAAAATATTCATAAGTGTGGCACTAGACTCACCGGCTTCTTTTGTGCTCATATCAAAAGCTGTACTCATTTTTGCAGTAATTTTAGTAAAGTCAAGCAACTTATCTTTTGTGATACCTAACTGTCCACCAGCTGTAACTATCTCAGCTAAGCCAGTTGCATTTATAGGAATAGATCTAGTCATTTTTAAAATAGATTGTTCAAAAGCTTTTGCTTCATCAGATGAATCAAAATTAACTACTTTGTTTACATCAGCCATTGAGCTTTCAAAATCTATTGCTAGTTTCATAGGGACTGCAACTGTAGTACCAAGAGCCACTTTATCCATGATAGAACTTTTAAAATCATTTCTATATTTCTTTAAAGAGTCTAATTTTAAGTTAGTACTTTCCATCTTAGACTGAATAGAATTGAACTTTTCTAAATCATTTGTAGTAAGTTTGATTTGCTCTGAAGCTCTTTTGAAATAGTCAGTTATTCCTAGTTTTATTTTTCCTAAAGTTCCTAGTTTGGGTGCTAAGTCATCTACAGATTTAGCTGTATCTTTAAAAGCACCAATACCTTTGAAAACTGCTCCTATTTCTATACCTAAACCTATTTTCACCTATCAACCTTTGGAATATAATTTTTACTGTCTTCTATAAAAAACATAAACTCGCTAACCGTCATTTGCTTAATCTCTTTAAAACTAAAGTGATAGATATATCCTATAAGACCAGCACCTTGTAGGATATACTCTTTAGTTAAGCCTAGAACAAAAAAGGGCTAACTTTTTCTTGTAATCTCATAAAAACTTGGCTTGGGAATTTTCTTACTTCATCTACCGTGAAACCTCCAATATTTGCTATAATCGTATATGTTTGTCGTAACTTTGATTCCATATGTTCAACTGCTTCAAGATCTTCTACTGTAGGTTCTCTTAGTGTAATTTTACTAATCTCTTTTCCACCAACTTTTAAAGGTGTTTCAAATTCTAACTCCATGTCTCCTATATAAGCTTTTACTTTTTTATTACCTGCATTCATATTTATCTCCTTTTTATCCTCTTAAAATTCTTCTAACATCTGACATTAAATCAGTTCCATTAACCTCTGCAATAAGATTATCATGGTCAATTCTTACTTTTGTTTGATTATTTACTTCATAAATATATTTTTTTAAACCTTTTTGAGATACTTTTACATCTAACATCTCACCTGCTTTACTATCTCCAAAACTTACACTAATCGCCCCTGTACAAATCCAAGTATGATTTTCTACTTTTGTTCCAGTTCTAACAGCTTTCTTTTGAATGATTTCTGCTTCATCAAGCTTTGATAAAGCATTAAAAATAGCCTCAGGCATAGAAGCAAAAGAACACTCACTATCTAGTGACTCAAACTGTCCTGTTGCATAGCTTCTATCTCCAACTCCAGTTGTACCACTAATAGTTTTTTGATTTAACTCTGGAGCTTTAAAACTTACTGTTTTTCCTAAATTTCCATAACCTTGAATAAAAGCATTTGTATCAACTATTGCACTTCTCATTTATGCCTCCTCAAACATTTTATAAATTTTCTCTGCACTTTGAGATACTTTGTTGTATGTAACTTCAATCAATCTTGGGCTTGGCATATCATCACAATCAACCATTAAATAAAATCTTCCTTCATCAATTGATGTTTGTGTTGTTTGTTTTGTATCTAGATAAACCTTGAAGCCATCTACCATTACATTTTGTCCTACTAAATCTGCCATAAAGTTTTCTAAAGCTCTTTTACAAGCCATTAACTCATCTATATCTTTATCAACTGCTTCAAACAATGCATCAACTGTTGCTTGAGCTGCTAAGTCAAAAATTCTAACTCTTCTGGCATCCTTCCAAATGGTATTTGTACAAGTTGCATACTCCCAAGAACGAATACCATTGTGAGATATAAAACTCATAATTTGTTTTTCTGTTAAACTATCTGTCTCATCTTGTTTACCTGCTATAAATTCAACTGGATATTTGACACTTGAAAAAGGCAAAATTCGGTTTGAGATAGATTTTGCATAACCAACTGTGCTTTGTCCATCTATATAAACTCTTAAAAATGCTAAAACAGCACTTGCACAATAAAAATCTGTTTGATTTAAAGTTGTGTTCCATTTTCCTAAACCACACTTAGCTAAAGTAATCCTATCTGAAGTAAAGTTTGCTCTAAAAGCTAAAGCTTCAGAGTTTAGTTCTGCATCAGCATCAAAAAAAGTTCTAGCACCCAAGTACTCACAAACAGTTTTTATAGGATTACAAATATCTAATTCACCTACATGATAATCAGGAACGATAATGATATCTGGCTTATATGTAACTGGTTCACCTTTTTTACTTGCTTTGTTTATAGTGCTTGAAGCTTTTCGTAAAGCATTAACTGCTTCTATAATAGAACTTTTCATCAAGGCTTCATCTTCTTTAATATTTATAACAGATACTATAATAGGCACTATTACAGGAAATTCATTTACTCCTAGTTCTAAATATTTTTTTAAATTTCCAGTTTCAACATCTTTGAAAAACTCACTTTCTAGTGCATCTTCAGGACTATCAAAACAATATATTCCCTCTTCACATTCAGCTGTTAATACCATTGCCAAAGGCAAGGTTGAACTAACTTTGATTATATAGGGATTATTAGCTTTATATTTTGCTACTATTCCACGACCTATACTCATATTTATCTCCTTTTATTAAATTTAATTATCTTCTAGCTCTCTGATTTTTGCTCTAGTTTCTAGCCTTTTTTCTACAACATCAACAGGAACAGCTTCTCCTGTTTCAGCTAGTCTTGTATAATAAAAATCTGTATCTTTTAAATACTCTTTTAAACTATTTATCTCTTGTAACTTTTCTTGATTCTCAAACTCTCTTTTTAAAGCTTCATCTTCTATCCAGCTTTGAGCATCTTCACTCCATTTGTCAAATTGTTTAGGAACTAAAAGAGTGTGTTCATCTTTTATCTTTCCAAGATAATCAACTTTTAACTCTTCTTTTGTAGTTTTAGAATAAGCAGTTTTATCTCTGTTATCTTCTACATATTCCCACTTTTGTGAAGTTTCATTAAAGCATTGTGTAAAACCAGCTTTTGTAGCTTTTGGTTTTATAGAAGTTGTAAAAGGTAGATTTGAACCATAGTTTTGATTTATCTCTAGTTCTTGTATAAATTCTTTTGTTTCAATATCGTATCTATAAATTTTATTCATATTTAAACTCCTTATTTAGCTACTATTAGAGGCTTTTGGGCAATATTTTTAGGTCTTGTCTCTACACCACCTTCATAAGAAATTAAATCAGTTGCTCCTCCCACAAGTCCACCTGTTCCAGAAGGTAAATACCATTGTCCACCAGCTTGAGAACCAACTCTACTTGCTAATTTATGATTATGGCTAGCAAAAATATCTTTTTCATAACTTCCAACTACTCTACTACTAAACCTAACAAAAGCTCCATCTAAACTAGGAGCTCTAAAATTTAAACTATCTACTTCGCAGTAATAGTCGCATATTCCATTATTTGCTGTAAAATCGGCATTCCATTGGGCTAAAGTTTTTAATCTATTTGGATGAGTTGAAGCATATTCCCAAAGTTTTGGATAATCAGCTTTTTTAAAAGTCCCACCAAAGGCTACTATGAAATTTGGATTATCATCTTCATATCCTCCAAAAACTGTACCAATAGGTAAAAACTGAATATTTGAAATAGCATTATTTACTTTTTCTGCTATCTCATCTAGTTGCTTTTTATTTACAGCTTCATCATCTTCTACTGCGTCCTTTACTTTAAAGATTTGTGTTTTATCTCCATTTTTAAAAGCATATTTTTTAAGTTCATTTTGTACATATTTTCGTGTAGCAAATACGATACTATCATCTATTTTTAAAGTTACATTTTCTACTCCAACACTTGCTAGAAAAATTGTAAAAGCAAACTCTTTTCCTGCACCTTGATCTAAAGATGGTTTATAACTAGCAGGAAGATTTGCAACTGCATATAAAGTTCCATCTTCTAAATATAAAGCTGCTTCATTTACTAAAAATCCTCCAACATCACTAGGAATAACTGCTTCAATTTCTAAGATATTTTTATCTGTTTCATTTTGAATAATAGAGTTAATATTTACTCTTATTTCTTCTTTTACTAAAGCTGTTGCACTTTCTGTAGGAGTTATATTCCCACTTCCAAAAGCTACCCTAGATATTAATATTGGTAGTCCTAAAGCTTTTGCTTTTATATTAGCTTGATGTCCACTACTTGTTAGTAAACTATAATATTGTGTATCTGTCATACTGTCGCTCCATCTAAAAATATGATTACTTTTTCTCTTTGTTTTATTACACTTGCTAATCTATTCATCAAAGATGTGTTTAAACTTCTTGGTTGGTATGGATAGACTTTTATATTTTCACCTTGTATAGTTGCACTTGCATATTTGTGTTGTAAGTTTGTTTTTAATCTTATTCTTATAAGTTCCAAGATACTTTTTGTATTTTTATAAATTTCAACAAACTCTTCAATAATTTTTAAATCTTTATCTTCAACAGGTCTATTTAAAAAATCAACATCTATTTTAAAATGATAAGGTAGCCCAGCATATTCAAACCACTCATAAAACTTAACATCAATATTTAATCTTTTTAAAACTTCTTTGACTGCAAGTAAAGTTCCTTTTTTTCTATGCAATAAAATACTATGATCTATAATTGCTCTTTTTTCATCTAAAGTAAGTTTATTACTCCAAAAAGCAACTTGATGGCTATGTGCTAGATATGGCAAATACTTTTCATCAGCTAATTTTGGATGAGCTAAAGTAGATATCACTTGTAACTCCTCTTTTAGTTGCAAAACTCTTGTCTCATAAACTAAATCAATAGCTTTTAATTTTTCATCTTCATTAGTAGGCAATAGAGATATCAAACTCATCGCACACTCCTATTTCATGTGATAATACTTCTACATTTTGTGTTGGATTTGATATAACTACCTCTTTAACTCCCCCAACTCTTAAAAAATCATTTATTTCAGATAGTGTTATTTTCTCTCCAATCTTTCGCAAAGCTTTTAAGTTTTCTTTTAAATTTTCTAAAGCTTGAGTTTGAATAAGTCCATATTCTTGATTTTTCTCACAGTTTAAAACTGCTTCTATTTTAAATAATTTTGGAGTTGCTTCTACAACTTTTACATAATCTGTAAGTGGTCTTACACTTTCACTATTTAAACTCGCTTCTATTCTTTGTTTCATAAGTTCATCTGCATTTTCAGAATAGTAATAAACATTTACAGTACAAAATTCAGCTATTAAATTTTTAATAGCTTCTAAAATCTCTACTTCATTTTTTCCTAAAAACAAAGGTATATAAGTAGAAAAGTCTTTTAAGCCATTTACTACTTTTATATCTTCTATTCTCTCATCAGCTTTATATGCATAAGATTTATAAGTATCTTTTGAACCTGCTGTTGATTTATCACTCATGCTTAAAAGTATTCTAAATCTAAAGTCATCATCACTTTCTACATTTGAACCAGCTTTAAATTCAGAGTTTGCTTTTGCACTTAAAATGTAAGGAAGAGTTGTAATAATATTATTCGTTTGAACATCACTACTTTGTGTATAAACTTGAAGTTCTACTTTTCCAATAGCTTCAGTTTGTCCTTTTTTTATAATAATATCTTCAATCAATCTAGCCTCAAATTTACTCTCATCATCAGCTAAAGCCAAACCTTTGTTTATAGTAATATCTGTGGTTTTTGCTTCACTCAAACTAAAAGTATAATTTGCCCAAGGCTTACTTCCTTCTAATCTTGTACAATCAAAAGCTACTCCCCAATGGTCTAAATCTGCTTTTGTTGCAGTTGCTAAAAAAAATGCTAAAGCTAGTTGATTAAACTCTTGTCGTAAAAGTAATTCTCTGTATGCATTTGCTTCAATATTTGGCATAAAATCATCAGATTCTATATGTTCCCAATCAGGATATTTTTCTTTTAAAGTATCAATATTTTCTTGCTTAATTTTTAAATAATTAAGAATTTGTAGAACAGTAGGTGTTGGTAAAGAGTTTATATCTATCATTTTATCCTCACATACTATATGTTAAAATCGTTCCATCTTGAAAAGAAACTTCACAACTCAAGCTAGAATTTACTTCATCAAAATTTATTACATCAATTCCTTCAGGAATTAATCTATCATCCCAAGGCTCCCAATTCTCATCAAAAAAACACTCATAAATATATTTTTGAAATAGTAAAACCCACTTTTGGTTCATCTCTTTATCTATAAGCTCATGAATTTTTGAACCAAAAAAAGGAAGATGAACTCTAGAACCTAGAGGTGTTTCAATTATCCTTTTAAAGCTTTTTTCTTTTGATATTTTTTTAGCCATTAGTCTCTACCATATCCATGATTTGTGTGATTTGTTAAATCACCTTTACTATCAGTAATTTTCCCACCAATAGAAGCATCTCCACCTGTAGACAATTTTTGAGTAATATCTAAACTCCCATCTATATTAAAAGTTCCTGCTCCTCCACTTAATCCTTTTGTTGTAATACCACCTTGTATTAATGTATTTCCAATAAGATTGATTGATGAACTTTTAATAGTTGTAGTAGTAGATTCGATATCTACTTTTGGTGCAACTATTTTTGCACTTTCTCCTACATTTACAACTATTGTTTGCCCTACTTCAACATTTACAGCATCACCAACTTTTACATTTATAATGTTTGGATTTAAAACCTCTAAAGTAGAACTTTTTGTATCATAAGAGATAATTGCTCCATCTTCAAATTCAATAACTGTTTTATTTTCATTTGCTCCAGATGGTTCTTTACAACCTTTATTAAATATAGATCTAAAAATAAATCCTTTGTTTGTATCTCCAAAAGGACTTATTACTAAAACTTGCTCTCCTACTCTTATAGGAACAAATACTCTAAAAAAAGAGTTTGCTAAACTCAAAACTGGCAAAAAATCAGTTACTCTTTTATCTTCATCTACATCATGAACAACTACTCTTGCAAGTGCTTTACCTTCTTGATTTTTTGTAGCACTTACAGTTCCGACTTGAATTATGTTTTCTAATCTTCTTCTTAACTCAGATAACCCTATCATTGGCTATCCTTTTTATAGTTTTGAATAAACTCTAAAAGTCTCTTTTGAGAAGCAAGTAACACAGCTGCTCCAATCCAAGCTGTAAAAGCACTAAATGCTAAACTAAACCTTGCGCTTTGAGTCCAATAAAAACAAGCCTCACCTGCTATATAACCAACTAAAACACCACTAATTCCACCAAAAAAGAGCAAAAAGAACTTACCTTTTATATTATCTTTTGATTTATGTTCTTCTCTGTGTAACATCCCTAAAATACCTGCAAAGAAACTAATTACAGCCATATAAATCCAAAAAATAAAATCATTTATATTCATATTGCTACCTTTAAAATTTCAAATAGTGCTATTGTCAAAACAACAAATATTCCTATACATAAAACTTCTTTTTGAAAATTTTTATTTTTTACTAGATTCATTTTGCACCTACACACTCTTTTAATAAGCTTTCAACTTTTAAAAAATAAATCATCTTTTGCTTATCAGCTTCAAAGCTTCCATCATTTTTAGGTTTAGTGGGTATTACTGCATTACATTTAACAGGAACATAAACATCTTTATAAATATATTCTGTTTGAGTTTTTGTAGCACAACCACTAAAAGCTAAAGCAAAAAAGCAAGATATTAAAACTAATTTAGTCATTGAATAGCTCCTTATAAGCTTTTAGCTCAGATTCACAAGTTTTATCTTTTAGATAAATGTTGTTTATTTTTTCTATTATTTCAGGCTCTTTATAAGTAACTTCAACTCTCATATTTTCTATTTTTTTATTTTGTTCTTGCATCTTGTCTTCACAAGTTTCTAGGTTTGCTTTTTCCTTGATTAAATTTTCTTGTAAAGAAGTCTTTTCCTCTTTTAAAGATGTAATTTGACTATTTTTAGAAAGAAAAGTAAAAACTACAATCAAACCTAAAACAATAAATAAGATAGCTTTTAAGTCAAGCTCTTTTATAAAGTTCATATACTTCTATCCTTGCTATAAAAAATTAACCGAACTTTACACACTTTAAATACTTACTATAAAGCAAGAATTTTTTTAAAGCTACTTTTCACAAGCATTTTTCTAAAAAATAAGAGTTTATTTTACGAAGCTTATTACCTAAGATTCCATTTTAAAATATGACAAAGGTAGAAATTTGCAAGAGTATGAAGAAGAATTAAAAAAAATACTTAAAAGTGTTACAGATAATGTAGACACATATTTTGGAGAGTTTAGTTCACTAAATGATATAAAAATAGATCCAAAAAAAATGCCTGCTATATATGTAGATTTTTTAGGTGAAAACCCTATAAACAGTTATCAACAAAAACTCTCTTTTTCTTTATATCTTGTAGCTGCTAGTTTTAGTAAAAATGAAAAAACAAGAGATGAGAAAAGATATGATATTTACTCTTTAATAGATGAAGTAAATAAAACTTTACATCTAAAACCTATCTTAGAATCTGAACCTATTAAATTAAAATCTTCAAAAAAAATACTAGATGCAAAAGCACAAAATGCCTACCTTGTGATATTTAAAAAGGACATAGAGTTCAATGTAGAAACAAATTTATTAGAAGGAGAAGATTTTGAGTAAATACATAGTTTGTAATCTTCCTATTAATCAAAATAATGAAATCAGGATAGCTGTTATTGGAGAGTGGCAAGGACATCACAATGGAGCTTTTTCTTTATCAAAAGATGATTTAGAGCAGATAAAAACAAATTTTGATAATGCAAAAGTTGATGTGGTAATAGACCTAGATCACAAAACAATCTATGAAGGAACAGGAGAAGCTTATGGATGGATAAAAGAACTATTTTTTAAAGAAGATGAATTATGGGCAAAAGTTGAGTGGCTAGAAAGTGGTTTAGAACTTATAAAAACTAAAAAATATAAATACATAAGCCCTGTATTTTTACCAAATACAATAGAGCAAGTAACTGCACAAAATATTGGCTGGACTTTACATAGTGCTGCTTTAACAAATCGACCTTTTATGGAAGAGCTTGGAGAAATCAAAGCAAACAATAAACAAAATCAAAAAAAGGAGGAGTCTATGACACCAGAACAACAAAAAGAAATGGATGATTTGAAAGCTAAAGTTAAAGAGTTAGAAAACAAATTAAAAGAACAAAATGAAGATTTAGAAAAAGAGAAAGAAAAAAGTGTGGAAACTGAAGTTGATAATGCAATAGCTTTAAACAAAGTAAGTGCTGCACAAAAAGAGACACTTATTGCTTTAGGAAAAGCAAATCCAGATGAACTTAAAAAACTTTTATCAACAATGACTGCTATTACAGTTCCAAACAACGACATGTATGCAAACAGTAATAACAACCAAAACAATCAAAACAAGCTATCTGATGCTGAATTAAATGCATAAGGAGAAAATACGATGAAAATTACAAAAAGACCTCCTCTAATAGATGAAGTGATAATCAAAAAAGTTCAAGTTATATCTGGAAAGATTGATATTGAAAAAGAAGGTTTTACTTTAGGAACAGTTGTAACAACAAAAGATGGTGGTACCACTTGGAATATTCAAGATAGACCTATTTTTACTGCAGGTGTTTATAAAGAAGATGATGAAGTATTTCATAATGGTAGTTCTTGGATTTCACTAACAAATGATAACCAAACTGAACCAAAAGAAGATGAACCAAATTGGAAAGAATTAGAAAAATTTGATGCAAATGGAATTCTTTTAGAAAATATAACTGAAAGTGGAAATATTGCAGTTTTAGTTACTGGTGAAGTTAGAGAAAAACATTTAGAACATTATGATAGTTCTATGAAAAAAGCTTTATTCAAAAACAAAATAATTTTAAAATAAAGGGAAACAATGTTTAAAACAGTAGATGAATTATTAAAAAATAAATGGACTTCTAGAGCCGTTAGTGAGAAATTAACTCACTTAAAACCTATTCAAACTATTTTATTTGATAGATATGTAAAAGATAGAAAAGGTCAAATTGGTGCAACTTTTACAGTTAAAATTAAAACTGGTGCTGGAGTTATCTTAGAATCTATTACTCCAGAAGCTGAACACTTAGTTCATGATAGAGGTGATATTGTTGAATTTGAAACAAAAACAGCAAGATATGCTTTAGCAAATCCTATCACACCTGAAAAGTTAAATCAAATTGAGTCTTTTCAAGGAGAAGATAAAACTCTATCTTTAGCAGAAGAGATTGGTGATATTCAAAGAGAACATAAAGAGTCTTTTGATACTTCAATAGAGTATCAAACTGCTGGTGCATTATTTAATAAAGTAATGGATGGAAAAGGAAAGGTTCTATTTGAACTAAACTATAATGGTGTGATAATCGAATTTAAAGCAAACAAACCTTTAAGAGAATCTATAACTGAGGCAATAAGACATATTAAAAATATTCTGGGTCTTCAAAAAGTTAAAATCTCATCTTTAGCTGGTCCTACTTTTATGGACAAACTGAATCAAAAATGTTTAGAAGAAGAATTATTTAAACAAAACCAAGCAAAGTGGATAGATAAAGATGGTGTATCTTCTTTAGAAGTTTATGGACTTATTTTTGAAGAGTATGTTGCTACTTACAAAAATAGTGATGGAGAAGATAAACAATTCATCCCTAATGATTCTTGTGTATTCTTACCTGAAGATGGAAATATTTTTAAATTAAGATATTCAAGAGCAAATGATACAAAAGCTGCAAATATGAAACCAGCTTTATATTTTGGTGCAGTCGAAGAATTAGCAAAAGGTAGAGGATGGGAAGTAAGAAGTGAATGTAGACCTTTAGTTTATAACTCAAGACCTGCTGCAACTCCAAAAGGTAAATTTATCTAAAAAAGTTTAAAAGCTCATATTTTAGAAATATGGGCTTTTTTACTAAAAATGATGAATATATCGAATAAAAAAAGATTTTGATTTTTAAACGGGTTTTAAACGCCTTAGAAAGGATTTTTAAAATGATTACAAACGAAGATTTATTAAAAGAGATAAGTGAAGATGAATTACTTCAACTTTCAGATTTAAATGCAACTGGAGAAATAAATCAAGAAGTTATAAATGATGCATTAAATGATTCAATCTCTTTTTGTGAATCTTTTATAATTTTACCAGCTAACCCTACTCCACTTTTAAAAAAGATTATTGTTGATTTTACAATCTATGAATTAAGAAGAAAAAATGGTTTAGTTAGTGAAACTGATAAAGAGTTAAAAAAAGACAATGAAGCATATTTACTAAAAATGAGTACAGGAAGACTTCTTACAAATATAGAAGAAAAAGAGAAGGCAAAAGAGACTCCTAAAAACTTTGCTTTTATACATCACAATAAAAAAAGAGTTTCTTTTCAAGGGTTTAGATAATGCCAAAATTGAGTAATGCAGATAGAAATAGAATATTAGCAAGAAGTTTATTTGTTGATGCAAATAAAAGCTATATAGAAATTGCTGAAACTTTAGAAATAAGTGATAAAACTGTACAAAATTATCAAAGTAAAGATAAAGCTGAAGGTTTTGATTGGCTTACATTAAGAGCTACAAAACATATCAAAGAGACTCAAGAAACTAAAGAGAATATGTACTCTATGTTTATAACTTATATGTACCAAACTCTAAAAGAAATTAGAGAAAATGAAAAGATGAATGTTGAAAACAAGGCTCAAATGATAGTAAGCCTTGGAGATAGTTTCTCTAAAATGGGGAAAATTGCAAGACAAGAAGACCCTGAAGCTTATAAACTTGGGATTATAAAAGTAACTATTGAAAAAATATTAACTTCCTTAAAAAGAGAGCTTAGTGTTGAATGTATGGAAAAAGTTATAGAAACTGTTTATGAAATTCAAGAGGAACTAGCAAATGTCTCTATTTGAAAAATCTGAATTATTAAGTTTTTTAGATGATACATATTCAACAGCTCGTGATAATGGTATTTCAAAATTAGGAGCTTTAAAGCTTTCAAGAAAAGAGTATAAAACTTGGGTTAGTGATTTTGCAAGTGAGCTAAAAGAACAAATCAAAGTTACAACTTTACTTGATCCTACAAAAACTAAAGAGAGAGTTGAAAAACAAAAAAGTGATTTTCACTATTTTAGAGAAACTTACTTTCCACACTACTACAGTTTAGAAGGTAAATCAAAACTTCAAGATGAACTTGAAATTATTTATTACAAGATTATAGATCAATATAAACCTATGGGATTAAAGTTTGCAATAGCAGCTCCAAGAGGATTTGGAAAAAGTACAGATGTGTCTATTGCTTTTCCTATTTGGTGTATTGTAAATAACTATAAACATTTTATAACACTTTTTTCAGATGCTATTGAACTAGCTGAGACTTTAGTTGAAGCAATAAAAGCTGAGTTAGAAGAAAATGAAAGACTTAAACAAGATTTTTCTAATGCTTGTGGAATTGGTAAAGTTTGGAAAATTGGAGAGATAGTTACAAACAACAACATCAAAGTAAAAGCTTATGGTTCTGGAAAAAGAGTAAGGGGAGTTAAACATGGTACTTTCAGACCAGACCTTGCCATCATAGATGATTTAGAAAATGATACAAATGTAAGAAGTAGAACTCAAAGAGATAAGCTAGAAGATTGGCTTGATGAAGCAATTGATAACTTAGGAAGTGTTGATGGTTCTATGGATATTTTATACATAGGAACTATTTTACATAGAGATAGTGTATTAGCTAGAAAACTAAAACTAGCTTTTTGGCATCCTGTAAAGTTTCGTGCTTTAGTTCAATATCCCAAAAATATAGAGCTTTGGGATGAGTACTCTAAAATTTTTAAATATGAGGGTGTACAAGAAGCTCATAACTTCTATTTAGAGAATAAAGAGCTAATGGATGAAGGAGCTGTTTTACTTTGGGATGCTGTAAGTTTAGAGTATCTTATGCAAAAAAGAGCAGCTAATAACAAAGCCTTTCAAAAAGAGCAACAAAATAATCCAAATAGTGAAAACCAAAAGTTTGACTCTAGTAAATTTCCAAAAATAAGCCATACTCAAATGCCAAAACTTGATTATATTTATTATGTGGTTGATGCAAAAGGTGATAGTAATCAAGGGGACTTTTGTGGAAGACTTGCTGGTGGACTAAGTTTAGCTACACAAAAGCTTTATATATTTTATTCAAAACAATCAAGAATAAAAGGTAAAGCTGTAGTAGATGAAGTAATCAAAGATTTAAAAAAAATGAAAGTAGATATGCTAGGCGGTGATAAAAACGGCGGTTTTTATATGCTTAGAGATTGGATAAAAGATGCTTGTTTTAGAGAAGGTGTAAGAGTACCTATTATGAAGTTTACTCATCATACTCAAAACAAAGAAGACAGAATGGGAGAGTTAGAGTTCCCACTTGATGATGAAGATATCATATTTGTAGGAGATCACCCTGAGCTATTTGCACAAATGGATGACTTTCCTGAAGCTGAAAATGATGACTTACATGATCCACTTCAACAAATGTATGCAATGAGCAGATTAAGAAGGTTAAAAAAAGATGCAAATAGTGGTGCAAAAAGAACCAATACAAGAAGTACCAACACTAGACATAAAAGACCAAATAGGAGAGAAAGATAGATGTTTAAAAGCCTAAAAAAACTATTTGTAAATAATAAACAACAAACAGTAAAAGTAAGAGACCTTACAAGATACAAAGATATATTAAAACCTCTTTTTGATTTGCCTGTACATAACTCTTGGCTAGATGATGAGACAATAGATAAAATTATGAGAGATAGTACAGTAATTGCTGCAATTGGAAATAGAAAAGCAAGTACTTTAAAAAAAGAGATACTAATAGAGTGCGAAAATAGTAACTTCAAAGAGATTTTAGAAGATGCATTTAGCTTTAATGTAATAGATTCTATTTTAGATATACCTTACTATGGTTTTGGAGTATATGAGATAAATTGGGAATTTGAAAATGGCTTTTTTATTCCAACTCTAGTTGAGAGAAACTACAAAAATTTTATCTTAGATAATGGAAAAATAAAATTTAATAGTTTAGGATTTAGTGAAGATATAGAATTTCATAAAGTTATTGCTGCAACATATAAAGCAAAACCAAATAAGCCTTATGGACAACCTTTAATTCAAACTTTGTTTTGGTTAGTTGAGTTTAAAAATGCTTCTTTGCAATTTTGGATGGAACTACTTGAAAGATTTGGAACTCCTTGGGTAATAGGTAAAACAGAAGGTGATAAAAATGCTTTGGCTGAAGAGATATACAATATGCTTGGTGGCGATGGAGCAGTAATAGATACAGATGATGATATAAAAATAGAAACTGCAAAAGATGGTGGAAACTTCAAAGAGTTAGTTGAATATATAGACAATCAAATAAGAGAGGTAATCTTAGGAGGAAATTTAACTGCAAATGTACAAGGTGGTTCTTTAGCAGCTGCAAACGTGCACAATGAAGTGAGGGAAGATTTAGCTCAAGCTGATGAAAACATAGTAAATCAAATAATAAGAGAGCTTATTTGGATTTTTCAAGAATTTAATAAAACAACAACTGTTATAAAAGGTAAATTAAAAGATAAAGATGACCCAAACAAAGAGTTAGCCGATAGAGATAAATTAATATACGATATGGGATATAAGCCTACAAAAGAGTATATAGAAACAACTTACAATATCAAAGTCGTTGAAATAGAACAAAAGAATAATGGTTTAATAGCCAATAGTAACATTTTAAGAGCAAATCCAATTATTTTAAATAATCTTCCTCAAGATGAGTTAGAAAGAAACTTAAATAATATAGATTTCTCACATCTAGCACTTACATTTCAAAAGCAAATTTTAGAAATTATAAATAAAAGTGAAAGCCATGAAGAGATGCTAGAACAACTTTTTAAAGCTTACCCTACTTTTAATACAAAAGAGTTAGAAGATAGTTTATATAAATATCTAGCAAATGCTTCACTTTTAGGAGTTGCTTCAATAGAGGATGAAAATCCAAATGGTTAAACTAAATTTTCAAAAGACTCCACAAAGTATAGTAGATAGTCTAAAAGATAAACAACTCACACTTACATATAATCACGATGAACTTTTAAAAGAGGCTCATAATAAAGCTTTTACAGTTGCAAAAGTTACTAGAATGGATTTACTAAATGATATTCATAGTTCACTAGTAGATGCCATGAAAAGTGGTAAAAACTTTGAAGCTTGGAAAAAAGAAATTATTCCAACTTTAGAAAAAAAAGGCTGGTGGGGAACAAAGGAAATAACAGACCCTAAAACAGGTGAAATAAAAAAAGTAGTTATAAACTCAAATAGACTTAAAAAAATTTATACAATAAACACAAGAGTAGCATATCAACAGTATAGATATGAACAGATGATGAAGCTACCATTATCAACTTATTGGATGTATAGATGCTCTTTTTTAGAAAATTCAAGAGAAAGCCACAAAGCTATGCATGGAACTGTATTACATAGAGACCATGAGTTTTGGATAGAAAACTACCCACCAAATGATTATATCTGTTTTTGTGGAGTAACAGCTCATAGTGAAAGTGATTTAAAAAGAAGAGGATTGACTCCTACTCAAGGTCAAGTACAAAGTATTGCTTCAAAAGATTGGGTTTATAATGTAGGCAAAAATACGAACCTTATAGGATTAAAAAAGATAAATTTAGATGATTCTTTAAATAATCTACCAAATATTTTAAGTGCAAAAAATAAAGCTTTAGAAAATATAAGTGAAGCTGAACTAAAAAATAGGTTTTATAAAACTCTAGGAGCAAAAGAAAACTCTTATTTTATAGACAAAACAAATGACCCAATATTTGTAAATGATGATTTCTTTAAAAACAAAGAGATTGTTAAACTATTTAAAAAAAGCAGAAACCTTTTTATAGCTGAACTTGCAAATACTCTAAAAGACCCTGATGAAATATATCTTGAGTTTGAAAAATTAAGAGATACAAACGATAAATATATAGATGAAGATAGTAGAGTTGTAAAAAAGTTTATGAAGTATTATAAAACTGAAGCTGGAGCAAAAAAAGCTTTGATGGTATTAGTTGAGTATTTAAAAGATAAAACTGTAGGTTTAAGTGCTTATTACATAGATAGTTCAGGAACTGTTGAAAATAAAAGGGTTGAGAAGTTAATTTATCAAAAGGATTAAAGTAAGTTTAGGGTTAAGTTTTCGCAGGGCAGAGCTTACATTGCCGTATTATCTTAACTCATCCTTTTTATACTCAAATTATATCAAAAGCAACTTGTTGCTTTCTTTAGAGTTTTGCTACTTTTAGCAATTTTTCACAAATTGCAATAAAAAGTAGTCATAAAATAATAGGTTCCTTTGGATGGGAACCATTCAAAGGAGTATAAAAAATGCAAGTAATACTAAAAATTGAAAACATAGAAGCTGTTAAAAGAAAACTTGAAGAAATTGAAAATAATATAACAGATACAGCTCCACTTATGAGTGAAATTTCAAACTATCTATATAACATTTCAAAAGATAGTTTTGATGATGAAAAAGATCCAAGAGGACATACATGGACTCCACTATCTGAATTAACAAAAAAATATAAATCTACTTCAAAAATATTATATAAAGATGGTGATATGCAAAGAGGATTAATAAGTGACTCAGATGATAATAGTGCAATAGTTGGAATAACTACTGTAAATGAAGATGACTACTTCTATCCAATGGTTCATCAATTTGGAGCAAATAATGCTGGAAGAAATAAAAAAACTAAAATACCACAAAGGGGATTTATGCCTATTACATTCGATGGTGAAATTTATAGTGATGTTAGTGATAGAATAGAAGAGATATCAATAGAATTTATAGAAAGTGGTTTAAAATAAAGATGGCTCACGAAGAGGTTTTGTGATAAATAGTATTTGGGCTTCACTAAGTCCATACTGTTTTGCAAGTTTTTTAGATAGTCTCTTTTCACCTAATCTTCTTTTATACTCTTCGCAAATCTCATCATTTCTAAAAGTTGTTTTATAAGATGGAATGTATAGGCTTGAACCACCATGTTCTTTTATAACATCAGTTATTTTAACATCAGGATTTTTAATAAAGTTAAATAATTCTTCAAATATATCATAATTTGTAACTGTTGCCATATCCTCTCCTAAATTCTTATACTAATAAGTTGTAATAAGGCTCATTATAACCAAATATATTACATTTTGCAATAGTATTACAAACTGTAATATATATAATTTTTATTGTTATTGAAGTAGAATATTTGATTTTAGTTTAGGGGAATCTAGTGGGAGAGAGTAAAAAGAAAAAAGATATAGATTTTTTAGATAAAAATTATTTGAAAATATCTAATGCACTAAATGATGAGGAAAGAACAAGAAAAAGTTTATTCTATATTTTTATTATAGCTTTATGTATTATTGGATCTATATTTTTAATTGAACTTATTTTAGTAGTTTGCTTTTATGATATTGATAAATTAGGAGCTTTTGGAGACTTTTTTGGTGGAATGATAAATCCACTTTTAACTTTTTGTACATTTATGGCACTTTTGATGACTATAATACTACAACAAAAAGAACTATCACTTACAAGAGAAGAGCTAAGTGAAACTAAACAAGCAACAAAAGACTCAGCTAATGCGTTAATAGAGCAAAGTAAATCTATCAAACAACAAAACTTTGAAAATACTTTTTTTAATATGCTTAATTTATATTTTAGTTTAAAAAATAGATTAAATCAAAATCCACCAGAAATTAAAAATATAAAATATAAAATAGATGATATTGACTATACATTTAATACTAAAGAATATGAAAAAAATATACTTTCAATGGAAGAAGGTATTCCAAGGCTTAATCATATATTATTTTTATATTTAAATGAAAGCAATACATTTCCAAAAGAATTTAGAAATATACCAATTAAAGAAATTGAAGAAGAAATTAAGTTAAAATATAAAAAAAATCAACTAAATGATACAAAAAATTTATATATTTATTTTACTAATATTTATGGGGAGCATTTAAATCATCTTATGAGAACTACCTATCATATTATAAACTTTGTTGATAAAAATAATGATATAAAAAATAAAAAATTTTATATAAATATTCTTCGCTCACAAATTAATATAAGTGAAACTATTTTAATTTTTTATAATGCAATAAGTAAACATGGAAAAAACTTGTTACCACTAGTAATTAAATATGAATTCTTTGAACATTTAGTCTATAATGAGTTTATATGTAGACCTACACTAAAATTATATATTGAAAAAACTAAACAGTTAAATAAGAATTATCCAATAAATAAAGCTTTTGGGGAAAATTATAATTACAAAAAACTACTAAAAGAACTATATGAAGAAACTAATACATCCTCTCAAGAGCGGCAATAACCTTTGTGGCTTCATTTTTCTAAACTAATTAATAACCTTAGAACGAAAAAGCGGAGTACCTGCCGCTATACTTATAGTGAAAGCAACTAATGCATCACACACGCTACAAACTATCTTATATATTTTTTCTTTCATATTAACTCCTTATTTATTGTCTTTTATTAATGCCCAATAGGCAACAATTTTACAGTACTCGCTTGCTAGTACCAACAGAATTACTAAAACTAAGGCTTTCGATATAAGAAAGAAGCTTAAGGTACTTACTAGGATTTCTCCTTCTAAATTTATTGTTTATTTTATATTAAATTTTATTAATTTTTCCAAAGCCACAATAATCTTTGTGGCTTCATCTTTTCTAAGCTCATTAATAAATCCAACTTGTCTTTTAGCTATCTTTGAAGCAAAAGAACACATAGCTTCTATACTTTTATTTTTAGCTTTTTCTTGCCACAAACTATTTATTTTATGAAGTTGTGCTTCAGTTGCTTTTGCAATAGGAATATCACTTACATTTCTATTGCAAAAATCTAGAAGTAGTTTTAGTTCATCTATGCTTAACTTTGTAGTGCTATCAACTCCAAATCTACTTAACATAAACTCTTTTCTCTGTTCATCATCGATAAAAAAATTATGTTTAACTATCTGTATTTTTTGAATAAGACTTTTTTTATAAGTTTGTTGCTTATTTGTCATAATTTACCTTTTGATTAAATTTTTATATCATTTTTACTACAACCGTTACCACCGTTACAACTGCTATTTATAGGGCTTATATTTAGGCGGTTGTAGCGGTTGTAACAGTTTCAAGCAATTAAAGTGATGTTGTAAGGTTTTCCTTTTTTTTCTTGCTTACATTCCCAAAATTTCGCATTAAACTTATTGATTGTATCGTTTGCAGTTTTGTCATCTTTTTCAAAACCAAGAGTTTCTAATAACTCTTTTTTATTTAATCCATCAGGATTTTTCTTTAATACTTCAATTGCTTTATTTACAAAACTTTCTTCATATTCACTCATATTTGAGAAAACTGGATCTATATCTTTTAAATCTAAAGTAGTAGTATCAACTGCAAAACCACAATCAGATATAGCATCTCTATCATTTTCTACTCTTAAACTCCATTGTAGTTCATTTCCTATTCTAGCTTTTTGTTTAAATTCATATACATTATCAGCACTTTTTGCAAATTCACTACTTCCATCTATAACTTTTCCATTTTTCGTTGCATGATGTATTAATAATACAGTTCCACCTGAATCTCTTATATCTTTCATATTTTGCATAAAAGCTTTTGCTTGAGTATCATTGTGAATGTTATCAACAAAATCTCTTGTACTATCAATAATAAAAATACAATCTTTATAGTTTTGCCCAAAAGCATTTTTTTTAATTTCACATAAAAAACCATCAGCAGTTACATTCAAACCACCTTTACTAAAATATTTAATATTAGAGTAGTTTGAAATAAGCCAATCAACACCTCTCTCTTTTAGTTGTCTTTTAGGATTATCAAAATCTATATAATAAATTTTTTTAACTCTTTTTGCTAAAAGTTTACTAACAGCTAACATAAACCATGTCTTACCTTGAGAAGGTGCTCCATAAATCATAGTTATAGCTTCACTTACTAAAAAATTATCTATATAATAAATAGTTTTTTGATTGTCCAAATCATTTACTGTAAGAGCCATTTCTTCAAAACTAAACATTTTTAACCTTTTCTAAATTATCTTTTAGCCACTTTTCTAGCTGCTCTTTTTTTTCTGGCTTTACTTTCTCAAGCAGTAAATCAAAATCGTGTTTTTTATCAACTCTTCCATATTTAAACTCCCAAAATAAGACTTTTAAAAGCCATTTTAGAAGCTCTTCTTCTTTTACATCTTTTGTGATAGAGTTAAAATAGTTCATAAACTCATCAACCTTATCATAGGTACAAATATGTATTTGCATCCTTTTATAAGCTTCATCTAGCTTTGTATTTCCCGTATTAACTGTTAATATGTTCATTCTTCTTTCTCTCCTTGTAATACCATTCTCTAAACTTATCACTTTCTTTTTGTAAATCTTTTACTATGCTCTCAAGATGTCGAACTCTATCATCTGCCTTTTTTCTTCTTTCTTGCTCATTTTCCCAACTCTCCAAGAGTTCCTCTTTTGTAATTGTTTTAAGAAATTCTTCATTTTTCATAATCTCAGCCATATTTTTACTCCTACCAATAATCTCAATAGAACACTCAATGAGTGCTCTATGAAACTATAAATTTTCATCTCTATACTTTATTGCTTCCTCTAAAACTTTTTTTAAATCATCACCTTCAAAAGTTTTATCTGCTTCAATAATAAGTCTAAAATTGCCTTTCTGAAAGTGCAGCTGATAAAAACTAAATTCATCTGCAAGAACATAAAACATCCCTTCTAATTCATCCATCTAATCTCCTATATCATTTACAACTACATAAACAAAGAAGCATAAAGTTATAACTAACATAATAAAATCCATAACTACTCCCTACCATCCGACTCATAACCAAAAGCTTTAAAATCAATATGAATATTGCTTTCTAGAACTTTGGTACTTGAAGCATCTTTTAACTTCTTATAAGCAGTAGGAAATACAAATGTTTTATTTATCTCTTTATTTATTCGTATTTCGTCTCTTTCTTGTGTATCTTCCCAACAATATTTGTCATAACCCATCAAGCAATCCTCACATCTTGAAATATTTCATTTACAACATATAAAGCTCTATTTATCCATCCTTTTAAGTTATGAATTAAGTGAGGTTTATTTTTAACTATTTGTTCATAGTAAGCAATTTCTACATCATCAAACTTCTTGTCAAATACTTGTTCATCATAGTTATTTAAAGCCTTTAGTGTTTGAGTTCCTATTATTCCATCTGCTGCAACACCTATTAGCTTTTGAGCTTCTTTAATTGCTATTTTCCAGTTTACATTTACTCCAAAAATAAATATCTCATTTGCTATATGTTGACTATTTATTTCATCTAGTCGCATTTTGTCCCAAAACTCTCTTTTATAAAAGATATTAACTTGTTTTAAAAGTTCGCTATCTTTCATCAAAATTGGTCCAGCTTTTTTAGTATCAGATTCACTTTTAAGAACTTGATTTATCGTATTCCAAATACTCAAAGTTGGATGAGCTGATTGATAAATTCCAAAAAAGGTAAGCCCTAACTCACCTTTATTTTTGTGTAAAACTCTTGTATTATCATTGTTATGTTCTAACCATGATAATATCTTCATAGATTCATCAAGCTTTGCCATCTTCTAGCTCTTTTATTGGCATTTCAAGACCTGCTAAATCTAATACTATATGCTCTAAGCTTCCATCTACTTCACCATTTTTTCTATGTTTAAATCTAATATATGATTTAGTTCCTGCAATCTCTGTTGCATCATCTATCATACTCATAGCTTCTTTCCATAGTTCATGTTCAATTGGATATGATTTTAAACTTAATATTTGTTTTGCATCAACCTTTCCATTTTTCACATCAAATACTCTTGTAATTAATGTTTGAATTTCAGCATCAGCTCCATTTGTCTTTAAAGTTAAATACTCATCAATCTTTTCTTTTGCAAGACTAAGTTTTTGGTCAAAAGAGATAAGTTTAGAAACTTGTATCTCAACTATTTTTGTACCATCAAAGTTTTTTAATGTAACAGTTCCGCTTTTTGAAGTGATTCTCTCCATGTTATACTTTTGTCTAAGCAAATCCACAAAACCATAACACTCTTCAAAAGCTTTTGCTTTAAACTCTATCATTTGCTTTTGCAAGACTAAAGCACCTTTTACAATACTTTCAACAGTTTCATCTTCAAGCTGCTTATCAGGTGTTATCATATCAGGGTGGATAAAATCACCTTCTTTATTTCGCCACATTCCTTTTTCATTTATTGTTGGCATAAATCTCCTTTTTTATTTAATTTTCGAGCACTCAATAAAGCTATCTTTTTTTAAAGATAGCTCTATGAATGTTCTTGCTTTTCAGCAACACCAAGAGGATTTTCTCTTGTACTATTTTCATTTGCATTTAGAACAGTAAAAGGTATATCTACACTTTTTTCTACTACACAAAGTCCTAATTGTAAAGCTAAACTTCTAGCTACATACATAGCTTCATCTTGACTAAGTTGTACTCCAACTCCACCTTTTCCAATTAAAAACCTATGTTTATCATTTTCAATTGGAAATTTTTTAACAACAGGTACACTACTCATATTCCATCCTTAAAAGGTATTTTTTTATCTTTTTTATCTCTATTTCTTAATATAGAGCAAACCATATAACCACTCACAAAGCCACCACAAAGGCTTAAAACTATTCCCATCACTCTTCTATCTCCTTTAAAAGTTTTATTAAATCATTGGTTGTTGTTTGAACACCAATAATCTCTGTAACACAATATTTTTCTTTGATTTTTTTATATATTTTTTGTGGATTTGGGTATTTTTTTCTAGCAACTAAACTAACTGTTGCTTTTGATAATCCAAGTTCAAGAGCCACTTTTCCTATGGATTTATCTTTTATCTCTTGTTTTAAGAGTTCGTAGATTCTTGCTGTATCCATAAATGTTTCAACTCAGGATTAGATCTTGTATATCCCCCTTTTAAAAGCTCTTCTTTTACTCTATTTACATTCTCTAAATTGAATTCATATATCCATTTTTCACCTTTTTGTACTTTATGTATATAGTCTTCAATAATGCCAAATTTAATCAATCTATTCCACCATTTTCTTAGCCCACCTTCAGCACAATTAGCTTTTTTACAAATATCATCAAAAGAAAGCATAGGAGTATCAATTGCATTTAAAATATTCATTAATGTTTTTGGATAAACTATTTTTTCTTTTCTATTTAATTTCGTTTTAATACTTATCTTCAAATTTGGATCATATAAAATGTTACCAGATAGTTTTGGAGCAAAAACTCCTGTATTTTTAATAAGTTGATATTGAATTTCAGTAAATGGCTTTCTTGATTTGCCACAAAATTTAATATATTCTGCATCTTCCAAAACTTTTAAATAAAGCTTTAAAGTAGGATAACTTACATTAAAAATTATATAAAAATCACCTACTCTAAAAATTTTATTTCTTCGCATATATAGCCATAGTTTAGTTATAATATTTTGACTATATCTATAATTAACCTTTTTATTATTTTCCATGTTCCACCCCACTTTCTCTAAATATTTTTAAATCTACACTTTCATAATTATTTAGTTCACAATACTTTTCAAGCCTTATGAGTAAAACTCTAATATTTCTAAGATTTGGATATTTTGCATAGAAAAAGTCAATTAAATCATCTTCTATTTTTACATCACTTAGTTCACAAAACTTTTTAATATCCTCTTTTATGATAGGTTTAAATTCAACTAAGGCAACTATTCTTGAGTAATAGTGTCTATGCTTTTTAAATTTAGCATTTGACTCTTCCATACCTATGAAAAAGACTATTATCCCCGTTTCATCGTGTATATCTCTAAATAGCTCTAAGACTTCATTCTTTGTGCTTTTTAGTATTGCATCTACTTCATCAACTATAAGAATTCTAGGCTCACTTATAAGCGATTCTATAACTCTTTTATAAAGATAAGATGCTTGTCCTTGAGTATCTAAATTAAGCTCTGTACATATCTCTCTTAATACAGAAGTTTTAGTCCAAGTTTGAACTGCTCTAAAAAGAAGTGCATCTTCTTTTGCAGTAATTTTTTCTAAACTTATTGTTTTACCGAGTCCATAATTACCATAACCTAAGCCCATTTTTGGAGCAGATATAGGAAGTTCTTTCAATCCTTGAAAAGCCTCTTCCAATTTGATATAATTTTGCGTATGTAAGAATTTTTCTTGCATTTTGTAATCTCCTGTTTGATTTAATTTAAGTCTCTGCGAAAGACTCGAACAGGAAGGGCAAAAGCACTTCCCTATCCAACCTTTGCTTCTTTTTCTGCCATTTCCCAAATACTTGGATATTTTTGAGCTAGTTTTTTAGTTGTATTATCAACCATATTATTTTTTAAGTCCCAAACAAATCTGTCAAAGTAACTTTCAAAAACTGGTCTTCCACTTGGAAGTATTTTTGTAGGTTTTCCCTCTTCATCTTTATTTTTAAAATCGTATCTATTTGATTTTTCTAACTCCTGTTTATCTATTTTTTCTATTTTTACAGAGTCTTTTAAGAGTCTATCTATTGTCTCAGTATGCTTTGTAACAGTTATCGTATTTGTATCTATCACCTGCCCTACTGCGTCAATCCTATCAAGAATAGTTATATCTTTGATAGCTTGAGCTTCTTTGATTATCTTATCCATCTGTCTTAATAGTTGTTTAGATTTTTTCTTAGCTCCTCTTACTTCATATCTATCTTTACCCATATGTTCTACATCTTCAGCTATACAGATGAAATTCATATTTTCATCATAAACTAAGATATATCCCATATCATGTCCTGACATGATATAAACTTGATGTCCTGTAAACTCAACTAAATTAAGATGAACATAGTTACATCCATCATAAGAAATACCTTTTTTACCAACTTTTCTAATAACACTCTCACCAAGTAGTAAATCAAGCATTCGTATATCAGGTATTGATTGCACAGCTGTTGGATCACTATTCCATTTTGTAATTGGCTTAGTATTTATTCCTTTATGCTCTCTTTGTTCATAAAGTTTATCAACCCAGTTATCAATCCAACTTTGTAACTCTTCAGGATTTAAAAGTACAGTTAAATCAAGTCCTATATTTTCTTTGCTTATTTTCCAAGCATCTCTAAAAGCCTTTTTTTCTTCATCTGTTTTTAATGAATGTTCTTTTCTCCATTTTTCTTGAGCTATTATCTTATGTTCAAAAGATTTTCTAGCTTGTAGTTCTTGCTTTTCAGCAACACTATGACCTATATATCCTGGAATTTGTTCAAATAACTCTCTAGACATAGTTCCAAAAACTCTCTCAACATGAGGTTTACAATCACCACTAAATGGTGGAACAATATTCATATTGATTTTTAAATTAGTACATATAGATTCAAAATGATTTGAAGTATAATCTTTACCATTATCAACTACTACATTTTCAGGAATACCAAGTTTTAAAATAGCTTTTCTAAGTAGTTGTGAAATACTGTATGAACTAGAAGTAGAAGCTACATGAAACACAACTCTTCTACTAAATACATCAATAGCAGCTAAAACTGTATATCTTTTTCCATCGGCACAAATTACATCAGCTGGTGTACTATCAAGCTCCCAAAACTGATTTTTATAACTTGCTTTTGCATCAGCTTTTCCATAAGCAGCTAAATACTTATTTTTTGCACTATCAGGATTTCTTGCAAACTCTTCAAGTAATGGATTTTTTCTTTTCCACTCTTTATAAAAGTTATTCAAAGCATCATAACTAGGCATCAAATCACCAAAGGTATGACACATATTTCTATATATTTCACTTATTCTTGGTCGACTTGCTCTTAAAAAATATCGAATTGCAGTATCTTGTTGAGTTTTATCTAAAGCTTTTACACCTTTCTCAGCTCCTCTGCTATCAATAAAGGATTCAACTATATTTATCTGTTTATCCTCAGCCTCTTTATATTTTCTAATCCAATCATTGAGTTGTTTTAAACTAACACTTCCTAAAATATCAAAGCTAATATCATTTTTCAAAGTTTGCTCTAACCACTCTCTTTGATTTAATGTCATTGATTTTTTTCTATAAAACTCAACCAATTTGCATTTTGCAATAGCTTGTTTTTGTTTTAAAGGATGTGCCAAAAGATATTTTTTTGTAAAATTTGCTTTTGAAATGTTAGTAACCTTTAGATCTTCTTTTTCTTCCTCTTTTATAATTCCAAATTCTTTTAACTTTTCTTTATAACGAAGTGGTAAATCCTCATATTTGTAGTGTTTTACAGGTTTAAAACTTCCGTTAATAGATTTTAGTTCATAGGGAGTATCTTTGAGGGCTTTAAAAAGTGCAGGTTGAGAAATATTAAGAAGTTCAACTAAACTTTTTTCTGTGTATTCCATTTTATACCTCCCAAGGAAGCTTTCCTATCCAAACCTTATCTTTTTTAAGTTGTGCTATTATCTTTCTTGTATCACCATTTATATTATTTCTTCCATTTCTCTCTCCACTTAAAACCATACTTAAAATAGTATGGCTGACACCATAAGCAGTTGCATATTTCTTAACTGCAAATCCACGACTATCAAACCTCTCTTTGAGAGTCATATCCTTTAAACTTTTATTAATCAAATTAACCTCTCTTTCTAAGTAATAAATACTCACTTCAAATATTTATCTTAAGTCAATATTCACGGTTAAGCCCTTATTTGATACTATTTTGTTGAGTGCTCAATATCAACATAAGGACTTAAGTATAAATATGTTTAAGGATTACAAATGAATGAACAAGAAAAACTAGAAGTTGAAAGTTATGAACATAATCTAAAACTTCACTATGAAGCAAAAAGAAAAGAGCTTGATATACTTTTATCAAACTCCATACCAAATCAACTTGCAAATATGAAAACTATATTGTGGATTAATTTTCTATTAATTGGTTTAATGCTCCAATTTATAAAAAATTTTCCTTTATTTGATACAATTATTGGTTTTTTTTTACTTTCAGTTTTGGCTATTTTTACTGTTTTAATAGCTATGCTAAGTAATAGAACTAAATCTTATGGTGTAAATGATAATTTAGAAATGATGAGTACATATAAAACTGATCAATGGACTAAATCTCAAGCATTAATCGATATGCTTCATACACTACAAAAGGCTATATTAGACAATAGAAGAGTTTTAATAAATCGTGGTAAACTAATGTATATAGCAACTTGGTTTACTCTATTTTCTATATTTTTTATTATCATTTCATTTATATTTAAACATTTAAGTTTATGAAAGGAGGTAAATATGTCATCAGATAAAAGTATTAAACCAACTCAACCAACTGAAACAGACAGTGGAGGAAAAGTTGCAGAATTTCACAAAAATAAATCAAATTCAAATAGACCAACAAAACCAACAACAGAAAAAAAAGGTAAATAGTTCACAGCTATTTGCCTTTTGGCATTATTCATCAAATAACCAAATTGTTGTAAATACAATCCACCACAATATAAACCATTCATCAAACATAATTAATCATACCTTCATATCTAAAGTTAAACCCTCTTAAAATCCTAAATAAAAGGGCTTAAGAATAGATACTTACATATCTATTATGTTGTAGACTTTTCGTTTCTTGGTATCTACACCCGCACCTCAATCCCTATATTTTCTCTCAACTAAATATATAAGATAGTTTTCAACAGTTCAGCCAATCAGTTCTGAATGTGGCTTAAGTTTTTAAAGAACTCAAAAAAAGTATTTTTTATCTCTTTTTGTTATAATGTTTATTAACGAATTGGTTAATATGTTGAAAGTATAAAACAAATTGTTTCATTTGTCAAGGATATTGAAACAATTTATTTCATTTTAAAGGGTATTTATGTCTTATAATTTTGTAGGAAGTCGATTTGAAGAGGCTTTAAACACAATATATGGAGAAAGAAATAATAGAGAAATTTCTGAAAAATATAAAATCACACAACAATCAGTAGGGCAATTAAAGAGAAAAAAAGCAATAAATGAAACAATTTCTTTCATTTGTGAAGCTGAAAAAATAAATTTGAACTGGATTCAAACAGGAAAAGGTGAAATGTTTATTTCTGAAGATATAGTAAAAAATTCAGACAGTTACTCTATTGATTTATTAAATGTTAGAGCTGGTGCAGGAGAAGGAATTTACAACTATGTAATAGAAACAGTAGATACAATCTCACTAGATAAAAGTTTCTTTAGAAGTCCTATAAATACAAATAAAGTTAAAGGCATCTGTGTAGATGGTGATAGTATGGAACCAACTCTTAGAGATGGTGATTATGTTCTTATAGATGAAAATATAAACTTTGGTACAAATGGAATATACGCTATTCAATATGGTGGGCAAATACTTATAAAAAGACTCCAATTTAAAATGGATGGAACTATAATTATTATTTCAGATAATGAAAAATACGATAGAGAAATATTCAACCCAAGCGAAAACCAATTGCCTTTTAATATAATAGGTATAAAAATTTTAAGTATTCAAAAATAAAGGAGAAAGTATGCCTACATTAGAACAAATAAAATCACAAATCACAAATTTAGATAACATATCGAAATTTGGTGGTAAAAAAGAGATAAAAGAACTACCAAGTATTTTATGGGAAGATGAAATTATAAAGAAGCTTGAAGAAGGAATGTATAAAAATGGAATAGGTCTTTTAGTTGCCACAAATAAAAGATTAATTTTCGTAAATAAAAGTATATTTAGTCTTAAAGTAGAAGATTTTGGCTATGATAAAATTACTAGTATAGAATATAAAAAAGGTCTTCTTATGGGAGAGATAACTATATATGCTTCAGGAAATAGAGCAGAAATTACAAGTATGGGTAAAAATGAGGCTCAAAACTTCGCAGAATTTATAAGAGCAAATTTAGGGGAAATAAACAAAGAGCAAAAAAATGATACTTTATCAAAAGCAGTAAGTAATGATGATATTGTATCTAAGCTTGAAAGATTAGTTGTGCTAAAAGAAAAAGGCATACTTACAGATGAAGAGTTTTTATCTCAAAAAACTAAAATTTTATCTGAATAA